TTTAACATTTCATCGAGTACAAGCGGTATTTACGCAGACTCCGCTGGTCAAGTGGCATTGAACAACGTGCGCTTGTATACGGGTTCGGCTGGCTCGGCAGCAGAGTTTCCAAACCCTGGCACTTTTACGCTGAACATCTCATCAATTAGTACATCCATTAGCGTCATCATTATAGGCGGTGGTGGTGGTTCATGTAATGCTGGCGTGTATAACCCACCTTACGGAAAAATAGCGGGTACTTCAGGAACAGCCTCGTGGTTAAAGTGGTATTCAGGTTTGAATGGAACGGGCAGTGTACTGGGGACTTACACAGCCGCTGGCGGTGCTGGGACGGCTGCAGGGTCAGTTGGGTCAAACAGAAGTAGTGCTGCAGGCTATGCAGGCCAAGCTTCATCCAAAGCAGCTGGCGGCACTGGTGGTAGTTATGCTGGTGGCGCTGGAGGTCACGGTAGTTTTGGATCTGGCGGCGGTGGCCCAGCAGGTTCAGACACTTACAACGGGTCATCGAATGCTCCTGTTAATGTAAGTGCCGCAGCAGGATCAACTGTTTCGCAGCTAATCAACAAACCAAGTGGCGCACAAAGCGTCAAGTTTTTTGTAGGCACTGGCGGCACTGGCGGACAAGGCTATAGCCAATTCATTGGAGGCAACGGCAATGTTCAAGGAGCAAATGTCGCCGCAGGAGGTAACGGTGGTAACGGCTTTGTATCAGTAGCAGATCCCAACTCAGGCGGCATTGAAGTCGATCTACTTTCAATCGTTAACCGACTTACAGCAGCAGGCATTTAACAATAATTACAAGGTTTCTTATGAATTATAGTGAATATTTACCTTATGCACGCCCCCAAGAGAAAGAGAAAATAGAAGCCATTATAGCGGCAGGCTCAATTAACCAGGCATGTATTGATTTAGGGCAAGACCAGCGTAATATGCGGCGGTCTTTGAAGAACATGAGAGAGCGTGTGGCTAGGGAAGAAGGCTTTGCCCCTGAAGCTGGATTGAATCAGCCTACGGCTCCAAGCGAGATACTTAAAGGTCGCTCGTTCTTGAAGAAGGATGATGAAGGTACACTTACATGGTACAAGACTGCATTTAAAGAGTCAGAGAATTTAGACATACTGCAAGACTTGTTGAGTAAGGCTGCAGAGAAGATGCAGACGATACCGCTGATTAAGCCGCCAGCAGCAACACCCAATGAAGAATTATGTACTGTGTACACACTCACGGATTTCCATTTAGGTATGTTAGCGTGGGAAGGTGAGGGTGGTGAACGATGGGATTTACCGACAGCGAAGTCAGTAATGATAAACGCCTTCCAAGATTTGATTTCACAGAGTCCGCCATCAGAGTCCGCCATCTTTAATCAGCTAGGTGACTTTTTGCATTTTGACGGGCTTGACGCAGTGACACCACAAAGCAAACATGTACTGGATGCGTCAGGTCGATATGGCGAATGCATTGAGCTCGCTATCGAAGTAATCTGCGAAGTGACAGGGCTGCTATTACAGAAGCACCGCAATGTGAAGTTACTTATGTGCGAGGGCAATCACGATGAATCGGGTTCGATCTGGTTACGCATTGCCATGAATAAGATCTTTGCAGACAATCCTCGTGTCGCAGTGAACACAGAAGCGCTGCCATTTTATGCAGAACAACATGGCGACATTTTGTTAGGATTCCATCACGGACACAAAGTAGCGAACAAACGCTTACCGATGTTGTTTGCCAGTGAGCCTAAGTTTAGAAAGATGTGGGGCGAAGCTGAGTACACTTATATCCACACAGGGCATTACCATCATCAGGAGCAAGAAATTGCAGAAGGCGGTGGCGCGATTGTAGAAAGACATCCCACTTTATCGGCACGGGATGCGTATTCGGCAAGGGGTGGATACGTGAGTTGGCGATGTGCCAGGGCGGTGACTTACCATAAGAAAGATGGTGAGCTAAGTCGGACAACGGCGAAGCCCAGATTGCATTAAAGTGGATCCCCATATTCATCCACTTCTCTATCATCTCCAAAGAATCCCTGATCAGGACAGCTAGCTGACTCACTGTAATCATCGTAACTCTTAGAGGGTGAATGACATCGAGAGTGTAGCAGCTTTATCTTGAACGGCCGATCTTTGGGGTCAGCATAGATTCCTTTTGTTCGATCACCATCCCCAAGCATCTCGTAAACATCAGCACCATCGAACACTCCATAGCCGTCATAGGCAGGGTCATGATAGTTTTTGTCTGGTGTAACGAGTACACAGTCAGACTTTTCTGGCTGGTGACTCCACTTGTTCATTACCGACTCGTTACATTCGGCGCATTGCCATGAAAAAAATCCCATAATTATTACTCCGTATTAGTTAAACATAGCTTACTTTTTTTTGTACACGAAACCTACACATTTTTGCATTAAAAAAGCTGGCAGGGATTCTGGCAAACCGACCATAAACTACCCGTCTCCACACTAAAAGCTGGCAGAATGATTGTTTTAACTTGTTGATTAATAAGGTTTTTGTATAGGCTACAAGAAGATCGAGTCTCTCCGTCCGCACCATACAACCCTTTGATTCATAAGGGATTTAATTTAGAGTCTGGCAAAATGCTGGCAGAAGGTACACGATTATGTACCTAATTCCCTATTTGTTTCTGATACGCTTCTTCTAATTTAGACCCGTGCCTCGCACCTGTTTGTTGAACAAACCGCGCGTAATGTTTTAACGTGGTTATGCTGGTTTCATGCCCCATTTGTCCCGCAACATATTCTAAGTCTTCTCCAACTTGCAACATGGTCGATGCGTAAGTGTGTCGAGTTTGATAAGGCACTCTATAACGAACTCCTGCTTTTCTAAGTACATCAACCCATTGATCACGTATGCTGTTAGTTGAACTCCAAGGATTGTCTGTGTTTGGATTTGTAAACACAATGTCAGCCATACTTGGCTTTACTGGAAACTTTTTAGGCGCTGGCATTCTAAGAAAGGTGTACTCTTTATAGGCAAGTAAGCATTGCATTGCAGGGCCAACTAAATCGACTGTCCGAAGAGAGGCTTGTGACTTAGGAGGTCGAAACTCATTAGGGCTCGCATCAACGATTACTTGGTCTATCCGAATAGTGCATCCGATGAAATCAACACGACTCCAACATAGACCTCTTATTTCTTCTGGGCGCAGTCCTGTGAAGAACTGAAACATCAGCTGTAATCCGAACTGTCTACGTGCAGCTCTGATGATGGCATCTCGTTCATCCCAAGAGAAGGGCTCAATGCGAGTGGCTTCTGGCTGTATAATCACTTTGGGGCTTTTTAGTTTTTTACCATACAAGGGGTTTACAGCAATAATGCCTTCTTCTATTGCTGAGTTAAGCGCATCTCGCAGAACAGCCACTCGTTGAGAGCGAGTTTTTGCTAGGACATCCATCTTTAAGGCCCAATCCTTAACATCGAGCCACGTTAAATCAACCACACGGATTTTAGCCAAAGGGGTTTTTAATACTTGGCCTTCAATAATTCGTTTATAAAATTTATGAGTGCCAGGGCCGATAGCATAGTGGTTGTTAAGCCAGTGCTTTAAGAAGGTGCCGAAAGTACGGCGATTGGAATATAGTTTTGCTCTAGGGGAGTTAGGGAACGTGGCTAGGTAGTCAAACGTCCCTGCTTTAATGGCTTCATTGATTTGAGCGAGGTGAACATAGCAGCGTTTTAAATTAGCGGGGGTGGGCTCAAGCTTGATTGGCTCGCGTTGCCGATCTTGGGGCGTTGGGTAGCGGAAGACGATCTCGATTGTACTTTTAGAGACTTCCCTGACGTTTGTGAACTGCTGCTTCTTCGGTCTACCCATGCTTCGTAGCCTCCTAGACTTATCAATATCCTATTATCAGGTGCTCTGGAGAATACCTCATTCTCTTGCCAGACACCTTCACTGATTTTAGAGCGTATAGCAACTTCTGTATAGCCTGACAGTTCTGAAAACTTACTTATGGTTACTCTGTCTAACATGGAGGCTCCTACAGTGTGTTTGTGTACTTACGCTATTAGCTCAACTACTATTGAGGGGTGAAAAAAAAAGATGTCGATTATTAAACTGGGGGCCCTTGAGGCGATGTTGATGTTGAATTACAGCCGATTGATATTTTAAATTCGGACTTTACTATTTTTTCAAATATTCCAAAAACAGGTTTAGTGATTGCAAAAGTATCAGTGTGGATTACATGCCACATCCATTGATTTTCTCGCATCCACGCCTTCTTTTTGGATTGATTGTTATTCAGATTTATAACTAACATTTATACCTTTTTTTTATAATTAGATTTATATGATGTAATAATCAAAAAAAATCCATTTTGCTACAAATGAACCGATTACTACGCCTATTACTTTAGTTCCCAGTTATTCTGGCGGTGAGTACCAATCACCATATCGCAAACTATGACATCTTCACTTTGAAGGTCATATATGCAATTGTCTTGCAGTTTCAGAATCTGCGTAATTCCCTTTTCGCTATAGAAGAAGCGTCCAACAAAACGATTTCCATCGTTAAGTTCTACGAACACTTCAGCCCCAGATTGTGGTTTAACACGATTGGAGCATACGATAAATGAGTCTTTAGCTATGTAGGGTAGGTAGTCATCTACATTAATCTGTACTGCGTAAGGTTCCAAGTCTCCTTGGACTTCAACAGATTGTATAGCGTCAATGGTAGGATTTCCTCTAATTGCGTAGCGCACAGCAATTGATACTTTAGGGTAAAAAGATGTGCGTACTGGTTCCATTAATTCAGGATAAATGTCTGAAGGGGAGACATTCATAGCCTGGGCGAAATTAACAACCGCAGTCATGTTCAAAGGAACTTTACCGAGGAAGTACTGTGATATGGCACTTTGTTGTTTGAGGCCCATTTTTTGGGCAAGTA